TTCCATTATTTTGAATTATATAACAATTTCGTTCTCTGTCAGAGCCTTGTAGGACATATCCTGCGCCACCTCTTCTAACAATTCCAAACCAACCCCATGATAATCCTCCGAACTGGTAAGACACTACATTGTTAACACGTCTTATTTTGACAAATGAAGCTCCTAATTTAGACACAGTTGGAAGTACTTTCCAACCAGTATCACCAATCAACACTTCCCAACCTGTGTTACCTGTTCCAGATTTCTTTATCCATTTCAAAGCTCCATTTGTTACTGCTTCATCTACATAAGTTGTTCCAACAGGGGCTGTTACTGTTCCGTTTGGCATCCCTCGACCGTGAATTTCCCACTGTTTCGCTTCTAATACTTTCAATCGGTTATCTAGTTCAGTTGTGTTACCTGTGTTACCAGAATTTGTTGGTATATAATTATGTATATTTTGTGTTGTTATGAATTTAAGGTTATCTCCTTCTGAAAATTCAAAGTCAGGTGTATAACCATCTGGAAGCGAAGTAGCTAATGTGTACATAGCTGTATCTAAGTTTGTATATTTTTTACTACCACTAATGATTATTCTTTCGTTATTGTTACTGTAAATTCTTCCATAGTAATTTTGCATATTTCCTGTGTGTGTATCTAGAAAATATTGAAAAGGTTCTTTAAACTCGGTGTTTGTGAATATACCACCTTCTCCATTTGCCTTCCTATTTAACCTTAATTCAAGTGATGTTAAATCACCTCTTGCCACTAAATTACTAGTATCAATGTTTCCTGCAGGTCTATTCTCTAACGTTGTTAACCTGCTTTTAATATCAGTGTCATTGTATGGTTGCGGTAGTTCAGTTTTTTTAGCATACTCTTCTAAAGATTGATGTTGTGTTAAATAACCTTTGCTTGCTAACTCATCTTTTGTTACAAGATTTGAAGTGTCAACTGTAACTTGACGGTTGCTAACTTCTTGTAATTCTTGTTTAGTTGCAAGATTGCTAATATCTTGATGTTGTGTTAAATAATTCTTGCTATTTAATTCATCTTTAGTAACTAAATTGCTAGTGTCAACTATTTGTTGACTACCACTAATTGCCTGTAATTCTTGCTTGGTTGCAAAGTTGCTAGTGTCTATTGTTAGCTGTGTTTTAAGTTCTTCTAGTTTAGCGTTTGATACATAGTCAATAGGTAACTCTGACTTTTTCGCATAGTCAACTAAACTCTGATGTGTCGTTATGAATCCTTTGCTGTCAATCGTGCTGTTAACTATCTCTACTACATTTGGCATCTCGCTTTTTAATTGATATTCATTAAGCGTTGCTGTTCTCACAACGTCTGAAATATCGCTAGTTCTTACAAACTCTGATAAGTCTGTTTTAAGTGCATATGTGCCTTTTGCCTTTTCTAGCTCCTCTGCTAATACTTCTTTTGTTAGAACATCTAATTTGTCAACAACTACACCGTTAGCAAAGTATCGCTCTTTAACAGGTAGATTATCTTTCAAATCATATTCAGACATTTTGACGTCAAAGCTAAATGAGTAAACATCACTCTCTTTAGTTTCATTTTTCAGAATGATGTAACAGTTTACTCTTTCATTGTCAGTAATTAAGCTAGTGTCAAACTTAAATTTAATCTTGTTATCTTCAATAGTTCCTTGAGTTTCCCAATATTTAATTGACTTTACAAACTTGAATAATATTATTACATCTTCGTTAGTTAAAGTGTGATTACCTATTGTTAGTTCAAACTCATTATTGTTCTTGTCGTGAGAGTAAAGCTCGCAGTTAGTGCGAACTTTAACTCTTTTGTTTACTGTATTGTTAAATGTTAGTTGTATTTTTTTATCTATCATAAAAATCTGTCACTCCGTTCTTGATAGGTAAATTCTTAATCATAGAATAAATTTCAGATACAGTACTATTTCCTCCTAGTTCTCTATAGGAATGATATAGAATAGTTATCTCTTCTAATTCCTTAGTACTGATATATCCACGATTTATAATTCTACTCATGTCTTTTAGTAGTCTGTAGCGACTTATAGTTTTTGTACCGTCTGCGGTCTTACGTGTAAGATCTTTAATTTCATTAAGCGTTGAGTTGATTTCTTTAAGGCTCTTTTCATCCTTTTCGTTATACCACTTAACAATTAATGTTAACAGTGGCATTGCAACTCCAGTGCTTAATCCTAATATTAATCCGTCACTCATTCTAAATCCTCTTAACAGAGATTTTAGTTTTCTCTGTGTCTTTCTTCGTATTCTTTTTCTATTCTGTCGACTTCTCCTTGAACTACTACCCTTAAGTTACCAATATTTGGTACATCATTAATTGTTTTTGCTTTTGTAATAATCTGTCTTACATATAATTGAACTAAATAATCATCTTTTTTAAATCTTAGTCTACTCGGTCTCATGACTTTCAGTACTCCCTTCGTTGTGTGGTAAGTTTCCATTATGTTCTTCAGTATGTTCATCTTCTTTCTCCTCTTCTTCAAACATTGATAAGATTGTGTTAATAACACTTCCCATAGCTTCATCAAGCTGTCCTTTTGTTACATATCTGTTCTTTTCATCTTCTATATCATCTTTTACGTTTGCTTCTTCTCTTGTTAATACTATTTCTTTATATTTAGTACCTTCTGCATTTGGCTTCCATACTTCAACTGATGTGTGGTCTTCTAATACTTCATATAGCTTACCTTCGTATTTAATCTTGTCTCCAGTTGAGTATTCAACACCTATTTCATAATTATCAAATGCGTTAATGATAGTGTCTTTGTTATCGTTGATAATCTTAGCATCTAACACATTTAACAGTAATGTCATTATTAGCTTGTCGTTTCCTTTGTTAACTTTTGCTACTAACTTACGTAATACTTTAACTCTGTCAGTTGGCTCTTCTTTATGATTTGCCAACACACTTACTTCTTCTTTAAGGTTTGCATATTCAGTTACTAATGCTGGTGTACTTTCTCCTGTAAACATTTGTTGTGCTAGTTGTTTTCTTACTTCTTCAAGAATCTCACTATCACTAGCTGTAGCAAATTTACCAGGTAAATCTACACCACCGTTTAAATATACAGAGCTTTTATTTAACGTGAACTGAATATACACACTTTTATATCCACCAGCTTCTGGTTGTGCTGTCCTTGTTAAAATTTCTAATGCCATTATTTATTAGATCCTTTCTTTTCTTCCAGTTCTTTTTTAAGCTCTTCGTTTTCTTTTTTTAGCTCATCATAAGCTACTTTGTAATTTGCAAGCTCCAATGTTTTTTCCATTAATTCTTGTGCTAAATAGTGAATTGGTTGTACTTTATTTTCCATGTTCTAATACCTCTAATCTTTCTTTTAAAATCTTAATCTCTTCAGATAGTTCTTGAATTGATTTCAAAGCGTACATTGATAATCTAAAATGTTCTAACTCTAGTATGTCAGGACTTTTAGTTACTAATGCATCATCTAGCTTTTGTACATCTTGTGCAATTAGTCCTACTTTAACAGGTTTCTGACTACCTGTTTCTTTATAATCTTTCTTCCAGTCAAACTGTTTAAACTGTAGTTTCTCAACTAAATCTAACGCTCTATTAGTCGTAGGTTTGATGTTCTCTTTTAGTTTTCGGTCTGAGTATGATTCTCCTATTCTAATACCAAAATAGTTTACGTTATTCTCATAAGGATAACCAAATACTATTCTTGAACCACCTTCAACCCCCCATAACCATGACAACCACGAGATTTTTGAATAGGTAGGACTTCCACTACCTCCAGCTCTCCACCCCCACGGATGAATTGGATTGTTGTTACTAATATTAGATACAACCACAGATCCCATAAGGTTACTGAACTTTCTAATCTTGTTATCAAAAAATGGGAATCCCATATGAATTTGACCGTGTACAGTCATTAACACTTCATCATATATTGGTTTAGCTGCGTTAGGATTCTGTATATCTGTTATGTTAAACACAGATAATCCCTTACCTAATGAGTTATGAGTTGCGTTAAACTGAACACCTACACCGCTTGAATTAGGTCTATTCTCATGAGGTAGTACGAATCTTACTCCTGTTCCGAACGGTTCAAAATATCCGTTTTGACCTACTCTAATTTGAGAGTGTCCTGTGATTACTACTCCGTCTAGTGTGTCTGTATCAATCTGAGTACTACGTATTTTAACTGTCTGTAGATTCTGTATAAATCCGTCAGTTGCCCACAACTCTCTAATAAACGCCTTGTTAGAAACTAACTCTCTAATCAAAGCGTCATCTATATCTATGTTTTTAGCTTTAACTGCTTTTGCATCAATAAGAGGTGTTGTGATGCTCCCAACTTTCATATGTTTACCTTCTATTGTTCCGTTGACAATCATATCTCCAGTTACTCGAACTAATCTTGATATTATGTTAATACTATCGGGTTGTGCTACTAACAGACTTGATATTGTGTTCCCGTCAATCACTTTCTCGCTACCAATCCTAACGCCATTAGGACTTATACTAATATCAGATTTCTTAAGTACTTTATCTTCAAGAGCCGTTACAGTTGAGTTAAATCCCTCTGCTGTTGCTGCTAATATTGTTCTAAGTTCGTTGTTCTGAAACTCTGTAATTAATCCTTTGTGGTTGAGTTTGATTTTACCCCACAATTCACTTTTAGGATCTCTCATCTGAACGTCAAGGTCTCTGATTTGTTTGAACACACCACTTAATGCGTTAGCTTTCTCGTAAGGTTTTTCAAACGCTGTTACGTCGTCTCCTTTTTCTAACTGAATTTTAGAGAGTCGAGTTGTTCCTTTACACCCCATGTGATAGATTTTAACTTTTTCATCTGGTTTAGTAGGTGTGAATGTATATTCATATTTACCGTTTCTGACTATTGCTTCTTGCTTACCTTCATTAACTTCTATATCCATTTAACCACCTACTCTCCTTCAAATTTCACAGTTACACCTGATTCACTATTTGAGAACACCCAACCTAGTTTATCTAGTAGATTTTCTTTATCAGATTGATTCACAAAATTTACTCTGTATCTGTAGTCTATAAACTCCACATTTTTTAATCCTATAACTTCAACCTCGTTGAAATATACTTTTTTTATTTTGTCAACTTCAGTAAATCTCACGTCATTAGGTACTATTGAAATGTAATGTGTTGAAAATTCTAAAAAACAACCTTCTAGTATCTTCACAAGTTTTACTTTTTCGTTGCTCCACATAAGGTTATTACCTAAATATCTACGTGTGATTTCTCTGTCTCCAAACATTAGTTTTACTCTTTTCACAATACCACCTACTTCACTATGTCGTATATTGTATTTACATCTTTAACAAGTATAGAGTCATATTGTTCTTGAGTTCCTACCCAATATTTCAAAGGTTGATTGTTCTGTTGGTTAATTATAGTGTTACTTTTTAAATCTTCTACGCTTGGTTGCCATCTATCTATCATTTTTTCTCCAAAACCTATATAAGGTTCTGCAATTTTAAAATGTCCATTTTTAACTATATAAACATATAACCAATACGTCTCATTTTCAAAGTCTACTGTTTCATCTATAGTTATTATCTCTTCAACAATATTCCATTTTTGCTTTTCAAGATTAGAGAGAGTGATTGATTTTAATGTTTTATTACCTGTATGTTTTTTTATTGTTAAATATAGACCTGCGTCTAATTCAACGTCATTATATAGGTATATAGGAAACTTTAATACTAGTTTATCTCCTTGATTTAACTTACTAACGCTAGTGTCTAATTGAACACCAGCCCATGAATAAACGTTAGTACCGCTCTTTTTAATCCTTAATGAATTATGTCCGTTGTAATCACTAGGTATAATCTCAGTTTCAGGACTACCTGTAAGTTTTAAATTACTACTCTTAAGTGTTGAATCAATTACTAAATTGTAGTTTCCTAGTATTGCATCTTTTCCATTTGTTCCTGGTATTCCTTGAACACCTTGAATACCCTGTATTCCTTGAATACCTTGTATCCCTTGATCTCCTTTTTCTCCTTTTGCACCAGCTATATATGGTAGGTTTTTATATAAATCAGTTCCGTTACCTACCTTAGCTTTTCCAGTGTCAGATTCTATTGCTATTTCTCCATTTAATAGGATTATTTCACTATTATTCCAATCGCTTAAATCCATACGTTTATGCTGGACTCTCACGGGTATTACTTCTGTCATCTAATTACCTCCATCAAATACATACATTGTGTCTTCGCTCCACTCACCAATTAAATTACCAGTTTCGTATGCAGCGTCTCCAAATTCTTTATACTCCATAGGTACAATATAAGTTGAAGCACTTCTAACACTCATTTCTATATCTTGTTTTTTAAACATAGGACTAAGCACATTAAATATATAATGAGCGTCATAAACGTGTAGCAATGGTTGCGTTGTTTCTCCTGGTTTATAACTAACAACCATTGTGTCGTAAAATTGTGTAGGATCCATTAGAAATACTTGTACATCATGTTTAACTGGTCTACTAAGTTTAACTACTATATCGTAGAAATCATCAACGTTACACACTGCTTCCCAACTTATCGTATATTTCTGACCTACTTCGAATCCGTCTCCGTTGTGAGTAAGTTCAACGAAATATGTTCCTGCTTTTAAATCTCTTGTTGTATCTCCTTCTAACCTATTCTTACCATAAGTAATTGAATCATCAGTACCAACCATTTTAAGTGTAGTCTCTGCTATTCTATTTGTTTCATCTACTTTGTTTTTAAGTTTATTTAATAGGTCTTTGTCTACACCTTCAATTTCAGAGATTGCTTTTTGTACCTTATCATTTATCTCGGATTTAAATACCTCTGCTTCTGCTCGTGATGTTTCAATACCATCTTGTATTTTTTGTGTTAATTCTTCTTCTTTCTTACCAAAGACTTTATCAAAGTTTTCAGATTGCTCTTTAACTTTCTTTTCAAATTCAAGAGATACCCAATCAGTATATGCATTAGCGTTGTTTTCTGCGTTCTTAGAACTACTTGAAACTTCTCTACCTAAGTTACTTTCTCTTTCTCCTAAGATAAATTCTTTCCAACGTTTTAACACAGGATCATAATGTGTTTCTACGATACGTATTCTTTCATCTACACCATACTTAAGGTATTTAAGAATAACTGTATCTCCTCTGTTGACATTCTCAGAAAGCTGTTCATATGTTACTTTAATAGAGTTTTTTGGCTTATCTATATTATCTTTTGTGAAGTATTCTAACGCCCATTCCTCCAGCTCTTCCGCTGTTTGTAAGTCGTTATTAGTTACTGTCATCTCGTTAATAAATGGATAGTCATTAATCAATGGACTTTCAACCACAAGGTTTATTGTTACCTCCTGGTCTAGTGCGTCCATTTCTTCTTTTTGTTTAGCTTTTAATTTTTCTATCTCTGCTTTCTTCTTATCTGCTAAAGCTTGACTTTCTACCTTACGTTGATTAGCTTTAACTTCTCTTGCTTGGTATTTCGCTCTTACTTCTGCTTCTATCTGAGCATAAGTTTTAAATACCTGTCCACTACGTCTAACAGTTTTATTTAATTTAGCAACCTCTTTAGCATATCGTGAGTTAATCTCTTCTTGCATTTGTTGAGCTTTCTTTTTATCATTAGATTCTTTTGAGTATCTTTTTTGAGTCTCTCTCAACACTGCCATTTGTTCTTTGTGTTTTTCTTTTAGCTTGTTCTTTTCTTCTTTATCTCCAACCTTGAATGTAGATGATACGTACAGTCTTGTAACAATATCATCTGCATTACTTGAGTTGACAAAAGATGTAATATTCTTAGCTGTGGTTAACACTTCTTCTGTATCTCTACCCAATCGTTTTAATATGCTTATTTGGTTGTTGTCCATGTCGATATCTCCACCGAATGTATCTGCGATTTTACCAAATAAATCAAATGAGTTTTTAGGATTTAAATCATTCTCATCTTTAAAACTTATGAATGAGTTATGTTCCGTTATATTTGAATGATAAGCAAAATCTTTCTCGCTCGATAAGAAGTTAGCATACCATTCATCTAACACAGTTTGACAATTAGCATTTAGTTTAGAAAAGTTATTAACTAGTCGTTTACTATAGTCAAATGTCTTTTGATAAGCAGTTACTGTAATAGAGTTTTCGTTCTCATTTATATCTATATCCTTGATTCTAAATAAGTTCTTTCTATCATGTTCATCTGCTTTAACTACCATTCCTTTTTCTATGACTGCATATAATTCATTGTCAATAGTAGGGTATTTAAATGTTAGTTTGTAAGATGAGTTGAGTACCCAATGTATGTCCGCATTATATGCAGCATTTAACACAATTCCGTTATAACTAAAATCTGTTTCATGTTCATCATATAACCATAGCATTAAATGAACGCCCCCCATCTACAATCAATCTCTATCTTAGTAATTCCTGTTCCTAACACAATACCACTTTTACCTCGTTGTATTTCAAAGAAATCTCCTAGCATTACGCTATTTAATAATGCTCCGTTTTTATCAAATACGTTTTGTTGACCTTGCTTACACTCAATTACTAGTTTTTCTACAAGACCTCTAAGTCTTACTACTTGCTTACCTATAGTAAGTGTAGTTTCTTCTGTTGAGTTACCATATACAGTAATTTTAGGATACATTATTAAGTTTGACTCATTATTAATAACTCCGTTAGCTGTATAAGTTTTAATATCAGGTATCACAGTATATGAGAATGGATTACACGTAAATACTACGTCTATTTCATATTCATCTACCTCTCCTAGTCTAGAACGTACAGCAGCAACTGATAACACTTCATAATACCTATCAGGATTATCTGAAGCGATTAGTTTTCCACTACCTTCTAACCACAGTAAGACGTCATTTATATCTGATAGTTTAACACCGTGAATAAGTAACTTATATGACTTTTCTACTAAATCATAAGCGTTTGAACTTCTAACTATTCCGCCAGACATATCATCTGATGTGAATATTTTATCTTTTCGCTTACCTTTGTTAACCCCATCATTTTCTACTACGTATATATCAAAAGGAAAGTCGGCAGTAGACTTCCCATTGAATGTTAATTTATTATAATGTAACGGCATTTCTACCACCTCCAAAACTCATGTTTTTTACTTCCTTCATTTTTCTTACTAGTTTTTGTTCTATCGTATCAACTAACACATTTATATCTTCTTTATCGTTGATGTTGTTTCCAGTAACATTAATTGTGATATTAATTTCATTACCATTAGTTTTAGCTCCGTGTTCTGCCAATGCACCACTTATACCTTTTATTTTTTCACTAGTAGATAACGGTGTAATGTTAACTCCATTCTTAGTTACTCTGAATAATTCTGGTCCAGCTTCTCCAACAATACCTGTGTAGTTTGGTTGTAAGTTTTCAGTCTGTCCGATATTACCACCACGTGCAAACATTCCTATATGTCCACCTGTAGCAAAGAATGGTAATCCGATTCCTGGCACACCTGACATCACACTTACAGTTCTTATTACACTCACAACTTCACGAGGGATACTATTTAATAACCCAATGACACCCCAAATAGTCCCACTAGCTGCATCCACAGCACTTAATACTTTAGGTGGTGTAGGTGTTCCGTTGAATGCATTCAAACTACTTGTTGCTTGGTTAGTAAACGGTGTTGCGTTACCTTGTGCCATTATTGATTTGGTTGGCGTACCTGTTGCGTTGAACGTGTTTAAACTATTCGTTGCTTGATCCGTGAACGGTGTTGCGTTACCTTGTGCCATTATTGATTTAACTGGTGTTTCTGTTGCGTTGAAACCATCTAAACTAAATTTAGCTTGGTCTATTACTGCACTTGCGTTATCTGTTGCGTTGATGTTTTTATCTGGAACATTCAATGCCGCAAAATCTAACAAGTTATTAAATGCTTTTGTGATATTAGGTGTTGCGTCATCTTGCACCATTATTGATTTAGGTGCTATATCTGTATCTTCGAAATGACCTATTTTACCATTAATATTATCCAATGGTTGACTTGCTTGGTCTATAATTTCAACGTTTTTAGGGTGTATCCCCATACTATTTAAGAAATTCAAGTCGTCAATAGTCATCTTAATAGTACGACCTTGACTCTCAGAAATCATAATAGCTTTTTTAATGTCTGGTAAAGCTAATGCACGTTCATAGTCATTCTTGAAATTGAAAGCAATATCTTCGCCTTCATATTCAATTCCAATTGTTTTAAATCCGCCTTCTTTAGCTGCCCATTCGTCAAGAGCTTTATTCATTTCTTGGACTTTCTTCTCGGCACTTCCGAGACCTTTGATATAAGTTTCTTTTGCTTGGTCAATTATTCCCATTTGTTTTAACGCTGCTAATTTTGCCGCTGCTGTTGTGTCGTTGAAAGCCTCTTGTAAAATTTGCTGTGCTTCCTTACTTTCTGTAGCTGCTTCGGTTGCTGTTTTACCTACTTTTTTGTAAGCTTCTTCTAGTTGGTCTAATTCTGATTTAGTAAGTACTCTGTTTTCTCTAGCTGCACTTGACAAAATATCGTTAATTGTTTCTTGTGCTTGTTTTGTTTCGTTAATAATAGAGTCGTAATGTTTGCTTATGTTTTCTTTTTCACGACTATATAAATCTTCATTAATTAAGTTGTTAGCTTTCTTTTGTTCTAAGGCAGACATTTCCGCAGCTTTTCGTTGTTCTAAGCTTGCAACTGTAGCAGCTGTTACATCACTCACACTCTTAATCTGTGCAAGAGCGTAATCAGCCGTGATTCTGCTACCTTCTAAATACTTACTATTTAAACTTGCTAACGAGTTACCTACTAAGTTAGCTGCTACTTGCACACTGTTTGAAATTTGGTTAACATCCTCGTCTGATAAACTTAACGCCTCTTTTAATTGTTTTCTGAAACGCCCGTCAAACTCCAGTTTGTACCATTTACCGTCTTTAAAGTTCTTGTTTATGTTTTCCATAATTTCCGAGTTTGCAGCTTGAACTTTCTTAATCTCACTTTTCACAGCGTCTGAGTTACGTTTAACAGCATCTCCCATGTGATTGATTGAGTTTCCAGATTGTTCCGCACCTTTTATAACTGCGTCGTACCATTCTTTATACTTACCGTTTGTAAGTTCAATAGCTGCCTCATGGTTTCTACTATGTTTTGTCATTTCACGGTATATCGCTGTACCTACACCGACAAATGCAGCACCTATTAACGCAGCTCCTGCTACATAAGGGTTAGTTAGTAATGTTGCCATACTTCCTGCTTTCGCTGCTTGTGTTCCGACTCCTGCTATAGATGTTGAGAGTTTAATCATGTCTCCTACTGATTTAGCTGTTGACATTTTACCAACCCATTTAACGAAATTACCTATCGCCTTAACTCCGCTACCGATTCCCGTTGTCATTCTACCCAACACAGACATAAATGGTCCAAAACCTAGAGTCGCTAGTTGCACTGCTGTTGGCAGTTTACTGAACCACAACATCATATTTCCTAATGATTTTACTAGTGGTTTACTAGCAGTTAATGCTTGTGCTAATTTAGGTAATAATTGTGAACCCATTTCAATTGCAATTTTTTGAATCTCATTTTTTGCCATTTTAATTTTACTAGCACTTGTTTGATATCTAATACTAGCTTCTTTAGTTAATGCGTTGTTTTCTCTCCAACCTTTATTAGAGATTTCTAACGCTTTACCTAGTCCACTTTCTCCGTTTAATGCACCTGCTAAACGTTTAATTGCGTCTGCTTCACGAATACCAGTTATTCCTAAACTTGATAACACGTCATTGACGTTACCACCATTTTCTTTAACTTCATTAAGTCCTTTAAGTAACATTTCTAAAGCTTCTACAGGTCTAGTTCTAAATGCGTTAGCAAATTCATTAGCACTTACTCCAGCAGCACTTGCGAATTTTTGCAAGCTATCTCCACCAGAAGCTACTGCATTTTGCATCTTATTCATAACCTGTGTCATTGCACTACCCCCAGCTTCTGCTTCAATACCAACTGTACTTAAAGCGGCTGCTAGTCCTAATACGTCTGCTTCTGCCATGTTAGTTTGTTTACCCATACCAGATAGACGTTGTGCCATTTCCACAATAGCTCTTTCATTTGTCGCAAAGTTATTACCTAGTTCAACTATTGATGAACCAAGATTTCTAATGTTACCTTGACTCGTACCCATAACCGCCATGAATTGAGCTAAACTCGTTGCTCCTTCTTCTGCAGCTAAGTTAGTTGTTGCTCCTAAGTCCGCTATTGTTTTTGTGAAGTCCACAATGTTTTCTGCTTTAATTCCTAATTGTCCAGCTACTTCTCCGATACGAGATAACTCGTTGGCACTTACTGGAATTTGTGTTGAGAGATCTAAGAAACTTTGTCTAATATTGTTTAACTGCTCTGGTGTACCATTTACAGTTTTAACAACTCCAGCAAAAGCACTCTCGAAATCTATCGCTGCTTTACCTGCTAGATACATTCCTGTTGATAGTCCAGCTGTTACTCTTGACAAGCCGTCTCCGAATCCACTCATCTTTTGTCCAAATGCTTGAACTCTTCCACCCACATCATTAAAACGTTGTGCTACGTCTGCTAACCTACCACCACTATTTCTAAATGCTGTGTGTGTTTGTTGCATTGCGTCTCGTAGTTTAAAATAACCAGTTTCCGCATTTGCTATTTTTGTTGGTAAGCTCTGTAGTTCTCTTTGTTGACTACTGAACGTACCATTTAATGATTTAATTTGTGTTTCTAGTGCTTTAACTTCTTTCTCTGTGTTTTTATAAGCTTTAGAAGTGTTAGCTACTACATCTTTGTATTTTAACGCTGCTTCACTTGTTTTACCATACGTACTCTGTAGGTGTTTTAAGTGTTCTTTTTGGCTTTGTAACAGCGTTCCTGTTGTCTTCAAAGTCGCTTGTTTTTGTCTTAGCGAACTTGAAAGCTTGTCTATCTCTTTTGGTAGTTGAGTTGTTGATTGCTTAAGTGCATCATATCTAGACTTTAATAAATTTACGTTGCTTGCAGATTGTTTCATCTGTGAAGATAAACCATTCATTTTAGCTTTGTAAACATCATACGCTTTTCCACCACTACCAAGAGATGCTATATTTCTTTTTGCTTCTGCTTGTAATTGTCTTAAGGCGTTTTCACCCTGTTTTAAAGCAGAGGTAAAACTGCCTACTCCTTCTGCTGTCAGTATGACACCGACTTTATCCATGTATCCCGACAAGTTGTTACCTCCTATAACATATTACTGAAATTCATTTCTTTTATTTCTTCATCTTTTGGTTGCTGTTCATTCTGACTATAGTTATCTTCAATGTATTTGTTTATCATGTAAAATACATATTCTAAACTATAGTCAAACATGAACTCCTTTTTAGACATTCCAAACCATGTTCTACAGCGATAAAACAAGTCATCCCAATCTATTTCTTGCTTTTTTTGTTCTTCTTGTTTTTCTTCTGTTTCGGTTGATGGTCTGAGATATTCACTAGGTCTTCTACCTGTTCGTTTAAAATATTCTTTCCCAATTCACTATCATCTGTGATTCCTAGCATTTCTAATAATGTTGCTGTTTGGTCTCCATACATAGCTTCTTGGTATTTCAAGATGAATAATTCTAATTCAGTATCATTTACGTTCTCTAGTACTTCTTCTATTGTTGTTTTATAACCATTTGCCTTAAGAATTGACACTAAAAATTTAGCTGTTGCTACATTTTTTTCTTTCAAGTAGACTTCATTCCACTCTCCCTGCTTGATTCCAAAATCAGCTTCTAGATATAACCATACTGCTAAATTTGATTTTAATTCAATTTCTCTTCCTAAAATATCTGTTTTAAATGTTTTTACCGTCTTTGTAAATATACTCATTGATTATCCTCCAAAAAAATAAAGAGCTAACAAATTGCTAGCTCTTAAAAATTATCCTGCTACAACTACTGTCTCATCAGTTGTTCCTGATTTAAGACATTGTTTAAGTGTTTCTGCATCGTAGAAACCTTGTAATAATAATTTCTCACGATCATATTTATCAGTCTCACGTAAATCAATTTTACTGAATACTGATTTGTTTTTGCTTCCAATAACTGGGTAAGCTTTGATTGTAACTTGTGAGATGTTTTCTTTTTTCTCATCTGTTTCAGTTTCTGCGTTAAAGTCTGGACTTTCGATTTGACATACTGGGAAGTTATAAATAATTTCTTTTCCGTCTTCATCAGTTACTGGGAAAGACCAACGGAACTGTTTGTAACGTGGAGAGTCTCCTTGTACGTAAGCACCGTTTGCTAATTTAGTCATACCTGACATTTCTTCTAAGAAACCATCAGGGAAAAATCCGATATCTACTGTCATTTCAACACTAGCGAATTTAACAATGTCTCTAGCTTTGATGTTAGAAAGATATACTGTTTTCTCTTTAATTTGTCCTTTGAACGCTACTTTATCAATAGCGAATACTTCATATGTTTTGTCATCATACGTTAAACCTTGTGAACTTGTTGCTTCTGTTTTTACTTTTTGTAAATACCCAGCTCCTACACCAGTTAATAACGCTTTGCTCACTGCTTCTTTTGTTACTGTCATTTATTGTTCCTCCTAAGTATCTAATAATGCTTCTTTTACGTTTCTAGCAAAAGGATCTTTATGTTGCATAGCGGCAGGTCTTACGTGTGGATTTGGTGGTTTATAAACACGACCTTTGCCATATTTACGTCTACGTTTACCACCTTTTGAACGGCCTTTATGTCGTGAAAATCCAGCATGCCAACCTGTCTCATGGAAATATAAGTGTAAGTTAGGTCTACCCGCCCAACCAATCTGACTTTCCATGTTACCGTGACTAGCTACAATACCTGCAACTCCCGCACCAGTTTTGACTAAACCTTTACCCGCTGCTATTCCTTTTGCATCTTCTTTTATTGCTTCTGCTTCTTTTACTATAACTCCGTTAACTTTACTTGTATTACCTGCGATTTTCTCTAAACGTGCTATTGCTTGTTCAAAACCGAATACTTCCATTATGAATAAATCTCCATATAATACATGAATTGAGTTTCTTTTGTATCTTCATCTACATCTATTATTTCATGCCATGCTCCAGTGTTTAGAGTGGTTTCATCTATTGCAGTTTGAAGTTTCATTAATATCTCTGAATTATCTAAATCATGTGGTTTTACATCGAATAAATTAAGTTGGTAAGTATGATGTTTTTTAAATTTTTTATTTGATGATCGTTTCTCAATCGTTCCCACATGAAAATATACTAGTTTCGGGAAGTCTTCCCCATCACTAAATCCATAAGATAATGGTATATCTAACTCTAACCCAGTTATAGTATTAAAAATCAGTTCTTTTGTTGTCATTATCTAACCACCTCCGTTAATGATATTTCAGTTTCATTCTTAACGTGGTTATGATAGATTCTAGCAATCGTATATTTCTTGTTATTAATTATCACAAATAGTTTGCTTAACAAATAGTCATTAATATTAGTAAATAATCTGATTGCTATTCTTGTTGTTACTTCTGTATCAACTTGTAGTGATTGATACTTTTCGTTAGCAGATACACCTAGATAACGAAACCAAAACTTTCTAATTTCTTTTTCTTCGTGTTCTGCTAACTTAGTATTAAATTTATCTTTCTTATGGACGTACTCCACAAACTTTACTATTCCATCATTATATGATTGGTTAATCCTGTATTGTCTCATAATCTGCTACCTCTTTTTCTGTAGTAGCTTCTTCAATTTTTTCTAAGAAGTCTTCACCATATTCAGATAGATTTTCAAGCATTTCTTCGTAACGCTTTTCTGAAACTTCCAACACATCACCTACTGAATATAGTTGAGATGTGTGAATGTCTGCGAACTCTCTTAAAATTCTAATCTTCACTTGTTTCAGTTCTCCTTTCTTTTTCTAATCTAATTAATAAACTTGATATTTCTCCTAAAAAATTAATGTCAAAATATTCTAATTTGTCGTTGTATTCATATCTTGCACGCTCAAACACTAATGATTTACCTTGCTCGTTGTTTTCAATGTCAAAGAATCCACATTTTTCACACAACACCGAATAAGAAAAAGACAACAACCTTTTTAGATTATCGTCTTCATCATCATGTAAGATATGCAGTTTATCCTTGAATTGTTTTAACAACGCTTCCGAAACATCAATCATAGTCTTACGCTCCAGCTACTAGTGTTAAGTCTTTTCCGAACTCTAATTTTACAACAGCTTCTTTATCTACTGCTTTAACGTCAAAGCGAGTGATTAAACGAGTGTCATAAGAGTTACGTGTGAATGATTTACCACCAACATCAGTTGATTTGATTTCTAATTCATTTAACTCATATACACGTACAGCTTCTTTTAAATCTCCTACATATAGTGGGAATTTGTTAGCTGCTTCATTTGGTAAGTGTGTATCAGGTAATACAATTACTTCTTTACCAAATAAAGTACGTTTTGTTGGATCTGTCACTACTGGTTGTAATAAGTAGTTTCCGTTTTTGTCTTTTAAGCTATCTAAAACGTTAAATCCTGATTGGTTAGTTAATACTTTTGTATTATCTAAAAAGATAGGATCTAATGTTACATTGAAAGCTTCTTTGATTTCATCAACTTTAGTGATTGCTTTTTTAGTTAGAGTTTTTAACACAGCAATAATTTCTTTGTTTTCTGTCACTACTTGTTTTTTCATAAACCATTTACCTAAATAAGCAAGTAAGTTCTCTGGAGAGTCTTGTAATAAGAAACGTGATACTGGTAAGATTCCTCCGAAATCTTTAACTTTATAAGTGATTCTTTCGAACACTTCTGCGTTCATTTCTTGGATTTCTCCTAGTTCAGTAATGTTAGTAAGTCCAGTTAATTGACTTGTTTTTTCATATACTTCACTACCTGATGGAACTACTACTGAACGAACGTCCACATGGTCTTTTAATGATACAAATGAACGTCTGTACTCGTTAATTGCAGTTCTTACATCTTCAGGTACTAAATATCCACCGTTTTCTCCTTCAGACTCTTTAAGTGGTCCAGCCGCATTAACAATACCTGATTTGATATAGTTTTTAACAGCTACTAGTCCTGTTTCTTCTTTTTTCTCTTCTGCTAAATCCACAACTTTTTCATCATTTTTGTATGAGATTAGGTTTTGAATTTGGTTAATTTCTTCTGTGTATCCTTTGATTTCTTCCATTAATGAGTTTGCTAACTCAGTTTCTTTATTGTTAATAGCATTTTCTGCCATAGTTACTTTTTCTGCTTTTAATTGCATTAATTCTCTTAATTTTTTATTCATCTAGATTACCTCCAAAAATTCTAAATATTGTTTTGCTCGCTCCGTTTGATATTCATAGTTTTCTTTAATTAATTCTTTTGGAGCATTTTTAAATTTGTGTGCTTGTTCTTTAGTTAAGCACGCTGCCATTTTTACTGGCTCCGAAACTTCATCACAAAGTCCTAAGTTAAAACACTCTTCTGCATTTAACCAGCTTTCTTTGTTCATTAGCTCTCTGATTGTAGTTTCATCTGTCTTATCTTTAACTTTTGCAAGATAAGTATTTACTATCGTGTCATTGATATGGTCTAAATCATCTGCCATTTTTCTTAGGTCATTTGCATTACCATATAATCCAGTCCATGCGTTGTGAATCATCATCATTGCATTTTTTGGCATTACAATTTTATCCGCCCCCATTGCTATTACTGTTGCAATCGAAGCAGCTAAACCATCAATATATGCTGTTACAAAGCCTTTATGGTTCTTGATTAGTGTATGAATTGCTTGACCGTCAAACACATCTCCTCCGTTTGAGTTAATATGCAAGTCTATTGATGTATTTTCTCCTAGACTTTTTAATTCCTCTGCGAATAATTGTGCTGTTGACTTATCTTCCCACAACTCATATCCAATGTCAGAATAGATGAAAATTTCTGCCTTACCTTCATTTAAGGCTTTAATCTTCCACTTCTTCACTACTTTTTACACCTGCCTTCCACAGTTGATATTCTTTAATTGTGTCTACTGGAGCATAGTTTAACGACATAAATCGCATTTCTCCATATTCGTTATCTATCGTTGACATATCTTCTGAACGTAATATGTCGTTGATTGTGTAAACTCCGACATGTTGCATTTTCTCGTAAAATTCTGCTCGTGATTTTTGGTCCGCTCTTAATTCTGCTTCCATATTGAATTTGAAATAATATCCACGCTTTTTATCTAGTTCTGTTAGTATCTTAGAATTTAATTCAGATTCAATATTAGTAACGTAAGGTAACATAACGTTTTTCACATAGTCCATTGATTGTGTTAGTGCGTTAGAGTGAGTTAAGCCGCTATAGTCTCCGTATTTATACGGTGGAACTTTAAATATACTTGCAATTTCTGCCTTGTTATATTTCATTGTTTCAATAAACTGTGCGTCAGATTGTGGTATCCCAACACTTTGATAATCTATATCTGGGTTTAATATAGCTACGTTATTGTTCTCAAGGTGCTTTTTCCATGATTCCGCAACTGTTTCTTTGTTTTCGGTTGTTAATGGTGTACGTGTTGACTTAAGTATTGCAAGCGGAATACCTTCCCTTTTGAATAAATTAGAAGCCATTTCACGCCCTTTTTGGTTACCTTGAATACTTTCCCTTAATACTTGTACAGGAGAGCGTCCTATTAATCCGTTAATCGACAAGTTTTTAAAATGTAATAGTTCTTCTGCGTTTAACACAACTGCTTTACCTTTATACATTGTGCGGTACGTTACAGTGTTAGTTTCTGCGTTGTATAATACTTTTGTTTCTCTAGGATCTAGCGGTACGATTTCTTTTACTTGTCCTCGCTTATCTATTTCTAAATAGTGATAGCTATTTCCCCACAAATTTAATTGTGTCATTACTAAGTGTTTCCACTCGAAAGAAGTCATGTTCCTATTTGGTTGATCCTTAAGCAACGGATATGCTGTGTGATGTTTCGCTTTTTCCACTGTTCCGTTAACATCTTGTAATAAGTTCAACGGGTATTTTGCTAAGTCATCAGATAAAACCTTTACTGAGCTATACACTTCAGATGTATTAATAGCACTCTCTTCATTGATATTGTTACGACTGCTATTAAATATGTTTAAAAACCAGTCTGACGGATTTCTTAAATCACTTAATTCATTTCCACCTGTCGGTGTTTTATTTCTAAATATCATCCTCTTTTCTCACCTCCTTTCAAAGCTAAAGTTGTCTTTCTAAAACATAGCTACACAACATTAAGACTACTCCTAACACTATGAAACCTATTGTTTTGCAAAATAAAAAGCCTGCGTACACAAAAGACACAAGGCTTGTTAAGAATAATAATCCTATTAATATTTGTAATAATGTTTTCACTAGAAACTAAATTCTCCTTTATCTATCATTTCATTTAAATCATAGCTTATATTGTCGCTGTACATTGCACGTGTAAAAGCGAAAATACCAGCCGCTGCCATATCTATCCTATCGCTAGACTTTTTCTTGTCTAACATGATGTTATCTTGAGCATCTGATTTTGTTACTGCGTTACCCATACACCATGTGAGAGCTTTGTTTCCGTCATGATGTATTTTGCCTTCGTAAACACATTCTCTAAAATGTTTTGTTGGCTCATTTAAAGTTAATACACCTTGTCTGACTTCAACCATTAAATAACCTAGTTTTTCCATTGTTTGAGACCATTGAGTAGCGTTGTAAGGATCATAGCACACTTCTTGAACGCTGTATTTGTTTCTCAACTCCTCAATATAATCAATTACAAAATCATAATCGATTACTTCTCCTGGTGTCTTAACAATCCAACCTTCCTCTATCCATTGAGAATAGTTAACACGGTCTGTGTTCATACGTTGAAACAACATATCTTCTGGCATAAAACCTTTACTTCTTATTGCGTATTTATCATCACCCAATACGAATATAGAAGTAACCGCTGTTAAGTCTAACCTTTTTGATAAGTCAACTCCTACAAAGCACGGTTTACCCTCTAGTTCATCGTCAGATACTTCACAAAGTTTCCATTTTTTCATGTCCATATATTTATTTTCTGGAGCATTTACCCAGATGTTCATATTCTTTGTTAAGAATTTAGACATTGTTTCTGGCTTATCAAGAGCTTCTTTTAATCTTTCACGTAAGAATTTCACACCCTCCGAATAACTAGCTAATATTGGATTAGCTTTCGCCCAATTCGACTCATCTTTTATATCGTCTCCTTTATCTAACTCGCAAACCATAGCATAATAACCATTATTTTCAACTGGATTATTAGGATCTAATAATTTACTAACATAATCATATTCAGTTGAGTAACACGGATTGTTTAAATTAAATCCTGCTGTTGTTATTATGACTATCAACGGTTGACTTCTCGCACCTTGTCCAGATTCTATTACGTCTAGTATTTCATCTGTAGGGTGTGCGTGATATTCGTCCATTGCTCCAACCTGTGGGTTAAATCCGTCTGCGGTCTTTCCAGAATCTCGAGAAAGAGCCATAATATAACTGTTGCTTTTTTCATGTTCAATTAAGCTACGTGTAATTTTAAATCTATTTCTGATTTGACTACCTTGTATTTGTGCTTTAATCTCTTTAAACACAATATTTGCTTGGTCTCGCTTAGTTGCTCCTATATATGCTTCTGATGATGATTCTCCAAAAGCTGATATTTCATAAGATAAACAACAAGCTACATCTTGTGATTTAGCGTTCTTACGTCCTACTTGATAGTAAAACTTTCTAAATCTTCTCACACCAGTATCTTTATGTATCCAACCATAAATGTTAGACCAGTTAAAAATTTGTATTGGAGCAGGATCTATATTTTGTCCAGCTAGTTTACCTTTAGTGTGTTTAAATAATGACATCCACTCTAAAAAATTCATAGCTTTATCATCATCAAAAATAAAAGGAAACTCTTCAGTTCCCTCTCTTTCTAAATCTTTTATAAATCTTAAACACGCCCATTTCTCTTTTTCACAAGCTATTCGTTCTCCATCAACTGCTTGTCTCGCCCACTCCTTCATTGCATCCTTTAACATTATAGGTTAGCAAACCTTTCTTTTACAGGATCTACAGGAGCTTCTGAATATGCCTTGTCCATAGCAATTTTCGCCCTTGCTACTGGTGTTAATCCTAATTCAGATTGTAGAGATTTGAGTGTGTTAAATAAATCTTTCTGTCTAATCAGTAATGGATGTTGTCCAAGTCCATAATCTTTAGTTCGTTCTGCTTCAACTAGTTTACCGTGTCGTCTAAGCTCACGTTCTGTTTCTTTGTTATAACCTTGGTCTGTCATTAATCCGTCACGCTGTATAATCTGACTACAGTCTACGTATTTTTCGTAAGTGTCACAATAAATAGCTAACACGTGTAAGTCAAGATTATTTAATAAGTCTATTGAGTCTGCTTGTGCAACTATAAACCTAAATTCTTTCTTTGCTAAGTCACCTAACCACTTAGGCGGCTTTAGTTTATCTTTTGGTAATTTTAACTCGGATTCTACCTGTTTTCTTGCCTCTAATTTTTGCTTTGAAACACCTTGTCTTTTTCCGCTCAAAACCTTGAGAGACATTGGTTCTGCTTTCCTTGCCAAAATTATCACCACCTTTCTAAATTTACCTTATTTGAAAAAAATAATTAAATGCATTTTGCGTACAGAAGAGGGCAGCCCGCTCCTGGGGAGATTGGTCGTCCGAGATTTTTCACGGGGGGGATACCCCAGGTAATAACCACCCCTACTTCTTGTAATGCTCAATCTTGTTGTGGCACTCTCTACACACACACTCGAGGTTGCTCATCTCAAGTCGCTTGTTCCAATCTGTTCGTACTTCTATCTTGTGATGTACCAAGTTAGCTAGACCACCACACATGCTGCATGTGAAACAGTCACGCTTCAATGCCTGCTGTCTAGCTTCCTTCCACTCTTTACTTCGATAGAACTTCATGACCTCATCATGCTTACGTTGGTCATTGTAATATTTGTTTTGTGATTGTTTATGTTTATCACAGTAAGTTCCCTTACTGATTAGCGTTCTACATTTATGATGTTTACATTCCTTCATATCCACCTCAACAAAAAAAGAGAGATATTATTTATTTTAATATCTCTCAATTATATTAATCTCATACTACTATTATATCATAGACAAACCCGACAAACCCGACAACTTTTATTATGAGTTTAAAATATAAAATAATTTATCCTTAAGACTTTGTAATCTTCTTTCTACAGTTCTGGTATGATAACAAACTTCAGTTGCTACTTCTTCAACTGTTAACTTGTAAGTGTAACGAAACTTAAGGATCTTCTTATCACGTACATCTACTAAGCTATGTTCTAATCTATCTACACACTTAATAGCATAATCATCTTTCTCAAAGTCATAGTCAGATAATTTATTTATTATATTATTCTCATTACTATTATTGAAATTACTATTATTAGTTTTTATTTCATCATCTCCAGATAATTTATCTTTCAAATAAATATTAAGTTGTTTCTTTATCTTGGGATATGCTTCTAAATAATAGTCAACATCATTCCTTGTATAATTAAATTTCTTATTCATCATTCCACCTAATTTAAAAGTATGTTGGGAAAGCTAGGAAAAACCAACGACTGCTTGTAAATATTATTTTGGAGAAGCTTTCACATATATTATGATCGACCTAGCTTTATTATTATTATATAAATATTCTAAACGCTTTTAAATAGTTCACGACAACAAATTTTATCAATTACTTTACACATGTTATTTATATCTCCATTAAGTTCAAACAACCACTCTTTCTTGTGATACATGTTTGATTTAATCCAGTGTAACTTGACTTCTTTGTTTATTGTAATAGTCTTGTTTTCAAAGTTAATAGCATAACCGTAACCATACTTAACACTTAATCTTCGTGCTATTGCGTAAACTATTTCTTCGTTACGTTCTTCTCTTGCTCTCACATTAATTCTAGTGCCAACTACAACAACCGAATCAATGAATCTATCTAGCTGCATACCCAGAAGGTATTCTATCCTTCTAAAATATATTTTCTTAATATGATTACCTTGACGTTTACCTATAAGTCTTCTTACCTGTAACACATTAAACTTGTTGCTACCTTTAGTTCTAGTCTCAGATATAAGTTCATCAATGTAATCTAGATATCCCATATCAAACTTAACTAACTCAACATTCTCACTCATTGTATGTAAGTAACAATATATATGTTTGTCTAAGTCAAAGTCTCCTAGTTTTTTTAACTCGCTTAAATCATCAAGTGTCATTATGTATTTATCTTTCAACATCATGTTGTAAATATATTTGTAAGTATCATAATCATCTCCTGATAATGATATATCTTTTTCTAACTCTTCCATCACTGATGGATAAAACTTAACTAGATTTCTTATCACTAAAATCACCCCTATAATACCTGATTATAAATATTAGAAAACTTAACGCTGTCACACACATTACTCCTACTGCTGTTAATACTAATATTTTAATCATTGTCTTTTACCCTTACTACTATTTTTTCCTTCTGTAGATCCTCTATAAAATCTGGTACATCTCTTGCATAAGATTTTTGATATAGCAAGCTTAACGCTACTGCAAGTTCTAACATATCTAATTCTATATGATCTTTGTTTTCTTTACCTTGTATTTCTATCATACTAACACCTCTTTAATTTCGTCTCCAAACTCATCAATGAATTGTTCTGCAATATCACGACTTATAAAACAAGGTATTTTAGAAAATTGATTTAAAGGTGAAAATATATATTCAAAACACTCTATTTGATAATTATATTGTATATTCCATCTTGGTAATAAACGTCCTTTAAAACCTTCTCTGTGTTCTATCGCCCAATCTTTCATTCTTTGTATTAGTTGTCTTTCTCTATCGTAATGTTCAGCTTCTTCTTCAGTTTTGAAAATTAAACCACGTTTGTAAATTTTTTCAGCTCCCTTTTTACTATATACATCCATTAACCACTTTTCTCCTAAATGGTTAAGATAAAGGTAATCTTTATACTTTTCTGTTTCATATGGCTTTTTATCTTCTATTCTTTCAAATATTTGAAATCTAAATTCACTATCATCTTGTTCTAATTCTTCTTTATTCATTTTCTAATTCTCCGTTATATTTTGGTATTTCCATCCAGTAAATAATATCATTATCAGTGTTTTCAAAGCCTAATCCCCCATCAACTTCTACCCACGTATCAATAGTGGTATCAGTAAATCCTCCAGAAGACAAAGGCAAAGTTACTAGAACTTCTTCATCAAGTTCGGGTATATCTCCATCCCATATCTCGTTGGAATATCCTTTAAAAAATTCTTTTTCTTCTTCATCCATTTCTCTTAAATAAACTTTTTGCCATTTCATTGTTAATCCTCCTAATCATTTACAGTAACTATTTCATTGTTAGGTAGTTTAATTGTTGCTTTTTGTAATGAATCCTCGATTTTATCTTCTTTAAACACCGTTAAACTTAAACCTAAAAAAATCAATAACAATCCAAACAAAATTAATGAACCTGTGTTTTCATCAAATCTTTCCATTATATATCCTCTAACAACTCCTTATTTTCATATATATTGCCTATGACTTCTAAACCATTACCTTCGTACTCTTCAAGATTAATTATTACATTATTTGAAACAATTTTTTTATTACTATTTACAACCCCTCTTATAGCTTCTTTGAAGAATGAATTTCTATATTCTACAATATCCTTTTCAAACATATACTTTCCATTTTTATCTTTAAATCCTGTGTTAGCCATTAAAAACACATCGTTGAAATCATATTCTTCACAAAGTCCGTCTTCTTCAGCAACACCGTAACTTTTATCATCAAAGCTAATATACTCAACATTGTAAGTTTTTCTTTTACTTATAACAAAAATCCTAGGTTTCAACATATTATTCACTCCTCTAATCTAACAGATCCCTTTGAATATCCATACCAAACTTAGCTATAAATTCTGCTGCTATTTGATGTGTTTTAAAGCAAGGTAACAATCCTATATGATTAATAGCATTTCTCCTAGCAATATAAAAGTGTCCGGTAGATGTTGTTAACTCAACACAATACTTATCTTGATGAACATTGCACCAATTAGGACGCCACCCATCATTATATATTGCAGCCCAATCCTCCATATCTTTTATTAAACGACGTTTTTTATCATACTTAATAGCAGCATCTTCAGTCTTAAACACTAACCCACGTTTTACACTTTGAATAACAGTCCCTCGACCATATGCGCTAGTCAACCAACAAGATCCATCTTTCTCCAAGATATAATACTTGTTCAACACTTCTTTTTCAAAATCAGCTTTTTGTTTTAACATTTTTTTTACTTGTTCTTCCATTAGCACAACACCTCTATATATTAAATACTTGATATAAACTATACATTAACAATCCGAACATAAATATTGTTGCCATAATCGATAAAATTATTTTCATCTTCAAACTAATGTATTTATTACAAAATAAAACTAAAGGTTCAATAAGTTCTGATTTTATCTTGTTTTTCAAATCCTGAACTACTTCTTGAGTTGTTTTATTGTGCATTACTTCTCCCCTACATTCACCAATACGTACCATGTTTCGACATCTTCAATCACTGTATAACCTATTACACGTTCATTATCTTCTAATATTGGTTGGTCAATATCGCTGTTGTTAATAAATTCGTTAATGTCGTTTGCTACCATTTCTTTTGTTGTTTCTATTTTTACTACTCTTTTAATCATTGTTAATCTCCTTTTTTTATATGTATTTATTTTTAATTAATTCTAAAATTTTTTCAGAGCTTTCTTTAACATTTGTATAATAACTTTGCATATTAATTGTAGCTCCTGTTAGGTAAGGACTAATTTCTGAAATCTTATTTATATTTATATATACTTTTTCTTCGTCCATATCAGAGGTCAATTCAATAAACGGTGTGCCTGCTGTAATGTCTCCAGCTTTATCATTTATTTTATATTTCTGTGTAACTCCGTAATAAATATTTTTCAAATCATTCTTCATCCTTCAACACCTTCATTATCTTTCTCAACGTACTACTTCTTGTTACTGTCAATCCCTTACGTGCTTCACGTATTGTTTTAACATGTAACCCTGTTAACGCTGCTAACTCTTTGTTAGTTATTCCTTTCTCTTTCATTAGCTGTCAATATTAGTTTTCATTTTCTTCTGTTTTCTTTCTTTTACCTATCGCATAAATTAACTCACTTAAATCAACACACGATCTCATTAATTCTTTATCTTTTAATATGTGTTTATATTTTCTATTTAAGATTAATAATGCTCCTCTAGATATTAGTTTTAAATTATCTATCTCAAAATTAGTTTTATTGCCATCTAGAAATATTACCACCTTACCTTTCGGAACTTTTCTATTGTGATACTTTTCCCATACATATCTATGCTTAGATATCCATTTATTTCTTTCTACTTTTATTTCAACTATTCCATCTACACTTGTTCTTTCGGAATACAATTCTCTAAAATGTGCTGGTGTATGTCCTTTTTTAAAGCTTGTTCTGTTAGCTCCCATATATCCAGTCACACCTTTATTCCAGGGAATATGTCCTTTTTTAAAACTTCCACTATTTCGCATTTTCAATCATCAATGGTAAGGAAGCTCCTCGACCAAATTCATTTTTATATTTTTCTGCTTCTAATGCTAAATCTGCATTAGTTATAATAGTATTCCCTATAGTTGTAATAGTCTTGGCTCTAGCTATTTCTTCTTGTAAACTTTCTCCTTTTAAGTTTTCATCATTAATTCTTTCTAATGCTTCAAATAAATGATTGTTTAGATCTATTAATTTATTTCTTGCCATGTTCTCCTCCTACATCATCAACATAAATAATAGCTGTTCCACCAATAATACTGATTTCTTTTATTTCTTCGTTCTCTTCTAGTGGAGGCAAGTCAATTATTTCTCCTCTTTTATAAGCTTCTATGTAGCTTTCTATTTTATCTTCTGTGGTTTCTATCACATCTACTCTTTTAGCATTTTTAAACATTGACTTTTTATACATTATTTTTCTCCCATTCTTCTCTTGTTTCTTTTAATTTGTTTTCTAACTGTTTCTTTCTGCTTTTCCATGCTCTAACATTAGCATTTGCAATATCTAAATTTCGATGTACTGCACAAAGAGTATCCTGTGATTTTTTTAAATTATTATTTACAACAGAAAGTTCTTCTAATATATTATTTTCTGTTTGTTTAAACTCCATTAATAATTCATCTTTAGTATCATCTTCACTTAAACTTTCATATATCACTTTTAATTTCTTATAGTTTTTAGATCGTGGCGTTCTTCCTCTTTTCCATGCTAATAAATTCTGTGAATCTACTCCTAGCTCGATTGCTAAAATAGCTTCGCTCCAGTTCATTTTTTCTTTAATAGTTTCAATCATTTCTTTAATAGTTACGACTTTATTCATTTTTCTTAAACTCCTTTACCCTTGTTAAATGTTTGTTAACTTCTTCTACTATTACAGGTTCTATATCTAATCCAGTTTCAACTAAAAGCTGTTCTTTTATCTCACTCATGTCAAATAGTATCTGTCCAACTTCTTTCATTTTTGCATCACTTACTACTTCAAATAATTCTCTAATAGTGCGTTCAATTCTTTTAGCTCTATAATTATGATTATTTCTTAAGCTCCATGCTAACGCTAAACAAAAGTCACCAATGAAATCTGCTACTTTTAAATTAACTTCTGTATTTAATCTTTTAGTGTAGCTCTCTTCTATTTCGTTTATGGTTAGATCTATTGCTTCCCGTTTTGTTAATTTCTTCTGACCTGGTTTTGTTAAACCAAAATTATTTCTAATGATTTTCTTTTTTCCCATTTTTTATTCTATCCTTTCCAAGAAAACATATTAGTTATTGCTCCATAAATGGATTATACTCACTATTAAAATCATAGAAATCTGTAACATTGCTTGCATCTGGATATGCTTGTTGATTGTTATTACCTTGTTTTTTGCTCTCCAAGAAGTTAACTTTATCTGCAATCACTTCTGTAATATATACTGTCTTTCCATCTTTCCCTTGATAATTCCTTGTAGAAATTCTACCCTCTACACCAATCAAGCTTCCTTTATTTAGAAAGCGTGCCATATTCTCCGCTTGTTTTCCATAAGCTGTACAACCTATAAAATCTGCTGGAAACTCTCCTCTTTCATTTTTAAAATTTCTATTAACCGCTAATGTAAAATTAACAGCTGCTTTATTTGATGTAGTGTATCTTAATTCTAAATCTCTTGTTAGTCTTCCTACTAAAACTACGTTATTAATCATTAATTCTTCTCCTTAATTTATATTTTGAATGAATGAGTGAGTGATTAATTTATAATATAAGTATGTATCATATCTTATAAAGTGTTACATCTAGTTAATATCTTCAAACCTTACTGTTATCAGTATTTTAAATATATTGCATTTTTACTCATGTAATGTTTCCCTTATTGGTTACATAATAGATTTTATTTTTAAAATGAGGTCTATAATCCACCCCATTTTTTAACGGCTTTACTCATTTCATCACGTTCTATTCCAATATATCTTAATGTAATACTAGGATCATGATGGTTGAATAATTTCATGAGTGTTACTACATCTTTACTTTCTTTGTAGAAATGATAACCAAATGTCTTTCTGAAACTATGTGTACCTATATTCTTTATCCCACACTCTTTAGCACCAGTCTTAAGTATCCTGTATGCCTGTGTCCTTGTGATTGGTCTGTTAGAGTTCTTATATCGTGTCGATTTAAACAAGTATTCTTCATCTTCTTTATCCATGCAATACTCATCTAAGACACGCTTTAATTTAGGTAATACAACCATTTCTCTTAACTTCCCAGTCTTCATTTCACGTCTTCTTATCTTATCCCTGTTTCTTACATCACCAACCTTTAATCCTAATAAATCACTAATTCTAAAAGCTACATTTATTCCCATGTAGTAAAGTAAGTAATCACGCTCGCTTCTGCTTTTAAAATAATAATTCATTGCATCTAGTTCCTCTTGTGTCCTAAGTGGTTCTACAAACTCCAAATCGATAACCTCCTGTTAGAAATTATCACTAAACATCATTGCGTTCTTTTCCTTTTGATAATTCACTCATCATTTCCTTGTATGCTTCTTCATCTTCATCAGTAACTACTCTTTCCTCCTTTGTTTTACTCTTACCTGATATCCTATCTTTTAAATAATCTGGAACAGGTACAACGTATTTACCAGGAATATTATTTGTCTTACCTCCTGTAAATGTTGAAATACTACTCTCGTATTGATCTTTAGCATTAAACAGGACTGCTAACATGTAGTTCTGATGGTTTGTAGGATACTTAACTTGACTTAATCTAGAAAAAATATAATTAATATGTTCATGCCTTAACTCTGTTAATCTCTCTACTACTTCACTAGCTTTTACACTCTGTTTACCTATGTGAAGTCTAGTATCAGGAGGCATTAAACAAATATCAACAGCGTATTTAATCCACTTGTCTAATTCCTTTTGCTTATTCATGCTGACTCGGGAATACCCAAAGCTGTCTTTGAAATACTGTGTATTGTATTTCTTTTTAAGACTATTAGTTTTATTATTTTCATCATTCACTCTCTCATCCATTTGCTCTTTTTCTTCGCTATATATAATATTATTAGAATGAGATGATATATAATCATTATTAATTATTCTTATATTATTCTTATGTATAGGTTGGCTCATTTTGAGCATTTCAGAATTGTTCATTTTGAGCATTTGCATTGGCTCATTTTGAGCATTTGCATTTGTTGTATTTGACAACTGCTTTTTATTCTTCTCTTTTTCCAATTTTATATAAAGTTCTTTAACTTTTTCTTTATTAACTCTATACCATTTTGTTCTGTCTGCACCGAACTTGTTATAATCTCCAGTTATCAAAAACTCTTTTTCTATTAGATCTTCAAAGGTTCTTCTAACTGTAGAAAATGATAAGTAATCAAAGTCTTCTTCATACCATCTTCTAATAGATTTATAAGTCCAATAATGTCCGTCCTTATATGCCTTTTCATCTCTATTTTTCCGATTTATTTCTATCCAATAATGAACACGCTGCAACACTGTAGCTGGTCTATCTCCAATTTCTCTTGCTAACGTTCTATCAAATACTATTGGCTGTTCGTCAAACAATAACACAAACATCACCTTCTTCTTTTGAAATCTTGCATTTTTGGATTAATTATGATATATTATAGGTAATCGCTGAACGTCTATTTAGACGTTCTTTTCCTTTTTTTATTAATCCTTTTTTCTACGCTATTTAAACAAATAACTTTTTTATTGTTATTAATAATCTTATCTAGTAATTTTTTATTTCTATGAATATCTCCAATTATTTCCAAATCATCATTTATCAATCCTAATTGGGCTGGGATATATTGCTTGAAATCCACTTCAAAAGATCCGTCTTTATATCTCACTATTCCAATATCTTTATCAGTGTTTTTAACAATATCTCCACTAAATATTTCATTTCCTTTTTTGTCTTTCAAATCACTTCCATACATGATAATTACATCATTTTTCTTTACATTGATTGATTGAATATATCTGCTTTCATACTTTCTTCCTAGCGTGATATAATCCCCATACCAACCAATAACTTTATACATTTTTTTATCAACGTATGCTCTGAAATTAGGAATATTCATTAGCTAACACTCCTCTTCTAAATACTTTTGTTTTAATAGTTTAGCTGTGTGAGTGAAATATTCTGCTAGTACTTCAAATAATTCATAACTTTCAAATCCTGTAGGAAACTTTTCTTTTACATAAGGTTCTACCTTAACACCATAATCATTTAGATGCTTAAGCATTTCCATTTGTTTCTCACTAAAACTATTCTTTATTTGTACTTCCAAATCCTCCACCACGTTTATCTCCTTTTAATCTAACTCCATAACTTACTTTAGGCACTTTATAGAAAATACCTTGTCCAATTCTTTCGCCTTTTTTAATTGTTAAATGTTTGTTTGTTAAATTGTTAAACTCTAATAATATATGTCCTTCGTTTTTAGAGTTGTTGTAATAGTCTGAATCTACAACCCCTACACCGTTACTCATTATTAGACCACGATTAACTGGCAAGCTACTTCTAGCAAATATTAATAGACATTCATTCTTTGGCATAAAAGCTTTTAAACCAGTAGGTACTAAAGTTGCTTCACCTTTAAATCTAAATGCAGGGATCACAATTTCTTGACTAGCTATGAAATCAACTCCAGCACTATGAATTGTAGATTTTATAGGTAACTCACCGTTCATATCATCTATTAATTCAAATCCTCTTCTATAGAATAATTTTTTAAACTTGTTCATACATTCCTCCTAAAAATATTTTTTACTGAAATCTTTATCAAAGATTCCTTGTATTAAAAAACCAAATCCAGTAGAAAATCCTGCAATCTGTCTCCAGTCAATGTTTGTTAAAGTAAGGAAACATACACTTACTACAGCGATTGTCCAATATATAATGTGTAATTTATCTTTTTTTATTTTTAGTTTCATTGCCATACTCCTTTAAATAATTCTACTTTGTTAATTAAATTGCTATCCTGGAAATAATCTCTCCAAGCTAGATAGTGAACGAAAGCTTTAATTTCTATTCCATTACATTCTTTTAAATAAGTTTCTCTAGGGTAATAATCTTGTTCCCATAGTTTTATAAATTCATCTTTATACTTATTAAATTTTGTAGTTCCAATGTTAGGAAAGATTTTAGAAGCTCGTTCTGGATTTAACCAAATTGTCTCTAACATTTTATACCTCCTATTTAATATTTAAGAAAGCATTTATTTTATTTATTACTTTTTGTGATCCCTTGCCATAATTTAGTAAATCTGAAATCACAGGTTTTGAAACTCCAATACCATATGCTAACTTAGATCTTGTTAAATTTTTTCTTGCTAGTTCAACCCTAACTTTACAAATCCACTCTTGTAACTCTGGTGTCATTGACAAGCTCCTTTCTTTTTTTAAGATAGCAAGTTAACAAATTTAGCTAATTTTCATTGACATATCTTAACATATTTGATAATATATAGGTATGTTAAAGACACTAACAAATAATTGTTAAATTCACTTTGGCAGGCGTTTTTAAAATCAATTAGTTTAGTTAGTTTGTTAACAAATTTATTAACTTACAATAATAATTTTAGCATATATGTTAAATATAGTCAATAGATTTTTAGCATATTTGTTAAAAAATGTTTTGTAAGGCTTAGAAAGGTTGTTATACCAATGCTTTATGAAAGGTTAAAATATTTAGCGAATCAAAGAAAAGTATCATTTAATCAAATTGAAGAAGCTGTAGGTTTTCCAAAAAATACATTATATAGATGGAATAATATTAAACCTTCAATAGATAAAATCACAATAGTAGCAGATTATTTTAACGTTACTACTGACTATCTATTAGGTAGAGAAAATAAAGAATACCCTACTATGTTCAGAATTAATACTGAAGGTTTTTCAAAAGAAGATGCTGAAGAGATGTTAAATGAATTACAAAGATATCAAAATATGTATCGCTTAATGTTATTAGAGCGTAAGAAAAAGGAGAGTGAATAGATGTTCAATATCGCACATTCTGAGTATTATAGGATAAAAGATGAAATATATCCTTTTATTTCTCAGGTTGCAAGACATTATAATAAACCAATATCACATATTAGACATTATGATATTAGTGAGTATTGTGAAAACAATATGAATGTGATTATCAAATATCCTAAATTCAATAAACTAATGGTTGATGGTTTCGCAGATAAGTTAGATGATTATTTTATAATTACCATTAACAATCAAGGAATACGACAAAGAAAAGTATTTACTTTAATGCACGAAATAACACATTGTTTATTGCATTTTAAAGATACCCCTAGACATTTTTCTTCTGACGTAGATAGACACACACAACATGAAATAGAAGCTAATGTAGGTGCTAGTCTATTACTTATTAATGATGAAGCATTAGAAGAATGTCTATATAGAAAATATTCGTTTGGTAGAATGTTAAATACTTTCGGGTGTAGCAAAAACGCATTACGTACTAGACTAATAAATTACTATCAATATAATTTATTTATAGATAATTGCGACGCTAAAAAAATAGTATTTAACTTTGGTAAGGGAAATGTTAAACAGTTCTTTACATTATTTGAAAATCAAAAATCAATAGAACATTTAGCAGCAATGCAATTACAATACGAGAGTTACTGTTAATTGACAGGAGGGAAATTATTATGAAAAAATTAATTAAGATGCTTGTAGTATCTACAATATTATTAACTGGTTGTAGCTCAACTAAAGCAGAAGTATCACAGGAAAAAACACCATATGAAAAAGGGAATGAACGTGTATCTAATATTTTAGATCCTGGAAAAATAACAGTCGAAACTGACGGTGTTTATAGAATGGATATGACTGTTAGTGATTTTAATTTCCTATCACAAAGACAGTTTCATGACTTTGTGTTTAATCAAAGAAATAGAGGTAAGTTCAAAGTTTTAAAAGTTTATCTAGATAACGGAGCAATTCTCACATCTGATAATGGTAGTGTGTTAATTTACGACATAACGTTAAATAGCACAATCTATAAAGCTATTTATTTCAAATACAATTCAGAAAACGGACTGTATTCCGAAGAAAAAACTAATAAATTATTAGAGGTTAACAGAAACGCTGCATACCCTAATTATTTTGAATAAATAAAAAAACTCACGCCCCCGCCAAGAGATGTGAGTTTATCAACTGTAAGTCCATTTTGAGTATTATTAAATCGTCACATAACAATATTACTCTCAAAATTACTTAAGATGTGGAGCGAACCTCGCTCAATAATTTAATTATATCACACATCTTACTATTAATAAAGAAAGGATGTGTTAGTATGTGGGTAGTTAAGAAACCTAACGGAAAATATATGTATCGTACCCGAGTTAAAGATGTTAGGGGTAAAATGAAATCAATTAGCATTACGCTAGAAAATAAAAACCAACGATTAGCTACTGAAATATTAAGAAAAAAGAAACTTAAAGAAGAAACATTTGTAGATCTCCGAATTACATTTTTTACAGCTTTAGAAATGTATTTAGAGAGAGTTAAAGATGAAGTGAAAGTTAGTACATATAAACTCTATGAAAGTAGAATTAGTAAGACAAAGAGAACTAATTTTGATATACCGTTATTAAATGTTAACTCACTTTATTTAGATACTCTCCTTAAGAAGATAGCTACAACAAACAATAGCTACAACATTTATTTAAAGTTCTTTAAACGTGTTCTCAGAATGATGTACAAACTTGATTATATAGAAAATATAATGTGGCTTGATAAACTCGACTTTAAGGAACATAAAGTTGACTATGATGGAAAGTACTTTGAAAAAGAAGAAATAGATGTGATATTAAAAGAAGTTGAGAATAATCAATATTATCATGACATGATAAACTTTATGATTAATTCAGGACTTAGGATTGGAGAAACATTAGCACTTACAGAAGATGATATATTAGATAATGGAACACTTAATGTTGATAAGAATATAGATCACTATAAAAATATATCTTCTCCAAAAACTTATGACTCTAAGCGTGTTATATCGTTAAATAAAAAGTGTCAAGAAATCCTTAGAAATAGAGTTGAGATGAACAAAGTAAAGGCTGATATGCACAGTTATTACACAAATAATGGAATACTCTTCCCTAAGTATAACGGCGAGTATAATTCATATAGTGCAGTTAGTAAATGGACTCGTGACAATATACACTCTGTTAAATTCACATTTCATAAGACACGCCATACACACGCTAGTTTATGTATGGATGCAGATATTCCACTAGAATTAATATCCGCTCGTCTAGGTCATAAAGGAACAGAGATCACAAGAGCTGTGTATATTCACAAAACTAAAAAAGCAAAACAAAAAGAATTAGATGTATTTAGAGATATAGAATTTTAAAAAAAGGCAGTTTAAATAACTGCCTTAATTTTTTGTATATATTTTTATGAATTTCAATGTAAAAAATATTATTGCTCACTAACTGCTCACTAAGTATGTTTATATAAATAAAAATACTATTACATCAATATTTATAGAGGTTATTCCATAAACCCTTTCATTATATTACTAACATTTTATATAATGTTATGTGTTGTTAAATGATTGATTTAATAATGTTTCTTGTTATTTATATTTTCATATAACATCATATAAATTTAACTTAAGTCCATTTTTTGCTCACTTAAATTTTAAAATTAATCACAGAGAATATCTCCTCTTCTTATTTCTACCACGTCTGATATATTTACATCTTCTGTGCCATCTTGACTCTCATATATTAAAGAAAATACATTGTTTGAATCATCTTCTATTACTCTTACATAGTAAGTAAAGTTATCTTTAGAAACCATATACTCTAAGTCAAAAACATCTATGAATTTTTGTATAGTCTTAAAATATTCTAAGCTATCAAATTGTTCTTGAAAATCTTTGAAATCTTCAATATCTTCTGTGTAGATCCCTTGATTATCTTTTTGTATATCGTTATTTCTTAATAGAAAATTTTCCATTCTTAAATTGTTAAAACTGTTTAAATAATATCTTTTCATCTCTTCCACCTCTGGCTTATTTTAACATAAATTTACAAAATAAAAAAGAGGTAGTTTTATTTCTACCTCCAATGATTAATCTTTTCTAGCTTTTCTTTCTTTTAATAATTCTTCAAACTCAGGAATATCTTCACGTTCCATAGTTTTAATAAAATTTCTTGCTGTGGATCTCTTATTAATATATCTTTTTCTTTCTCTATTGTTATCATCCCACTTTTTATTTCCTCTTAATTTTGCTTCTGATAATTTACCCATGTTATCGCTCCTAAATATTTTTTATCATTATATCAGAATTAATCGGAATCAACAACCCATGATTTTGAAAAAAATTTATCTTTAAATAATGAAGCTAATCCGCTTAATTGTTTTAATCTTAACAGTTCATCTGCATCCATTCCAATATGTCGCATTATCCACGTATCAGAACAACCACTCTCTACTAGTTCAGAAACGATATTTGTCATAAGTTCTACATCATGGCTTCCTCTAGCTCTATTGTGTCTAATAGTTGATGCCATTCTGTCGCTAATTGGTTTATCAATAATAGATACAGGTAAACAGCCATTTTCTCTTTCAAAAATATCTTTATGTTTTTTCATAACAGTATATCTATGAAATCCGTCTACTATCTCGTATCTATCTTCATCTTCTAAATAGTAACAAACTATAGGCATTGTATAACCATCTTCCAATATAGACTTATATAATAGCTTCATTTCTGGTGGTGCTACATGGTTTGGATTATAACTGTTAGCTTGTATCTTTTCAATAGGTATTGCCTTAATATTATATACTGGACTACAAAATTGTTTCATATTTCTTCATTGTCTCCTTTCTTCTTTTAAGCTGCTCTTTGCTTATTCCAAAAGATAAACTTTTACAGAAGTAATCATTTTTAATAATACACATTGCCATTCTTTTCCATGTTAGAACATCTTGCTTGCTTTCTAACTCTGGAATAGTATCAACCACATGTTTAAATCTAATTATTTCTTTATCTTTATTTCCTCTATTGCTTATTTCTCCTGTTTGAAATACCGCGTCTTTATAATTTATATTTAATATATCTATATCTTCTTTTCTCATTCCTGAACCTTTTTCAGTCCACCATTTTATAAACTTATCAAACTTTTCTCTATAGTGATTGCTTGCTGTTTCTGGTAAAGTATCTAATAGAAAGTATGTGAAACTTTCCCATGTATGACCTTTTGGCAATTTATAGTTTGCTGTATTGATTGATGAATGAGCATATATATTACCAAAATTTGCACCAGCTACCCTCCCTACAATTTTAACCCATGTTTTAGGTTCTATGATTTTAAACATATTTAATCCTGCTTTTGCTGTATCTCCAAAAGGTTCATCAATTCTCATACTATGAATTGATACACCCGCTTTATACATTAGATCATAGAATTTATTATACTCATTACCAGTTTTTCCATAATAAACCCATATATCCTCTGTTGTCCAATCATACACAGGATAGAAATTAAACACATTCTTATCTACTTTTGTAGAGTACATTGTATCTTTATACCTAGTTTTATTTTGATTAGTTAAAGCACGCCATCTATTCAAACTTTCTTGTGTTCTGATACCAATTATACAAGCTGTTTTTTCTCCTTTACCATACCAATTTCCAAACTTTGCTACAAAGTCTTCAAATGTCATTTTATACTTGTAATAATCAATAGTGTTATTGTCTACATTTATAACATAATCCATTGTTGGCATTTCTCTTACCCATATATCTTTCTTTTCAGTTTCCCACCAGCTCCACGTCATCTCATCATAAGATAAGCTGTTGTCAGTTTCCATAGGTAAACACACCCAGTAAGGTATAATAACATCTTTATATTTATCTATCATGCTTTTTGCATAATCAATAGTCATTTGATAATGTGCTTCTATATCGATAAATAACACACCTATTTTTCTATTTCTTCGTTGTGCTTCTTCGCACATTAAATGCATACAAACCCCACTATCTTTTCCACCAGAGAAAGAAACATATATATTTTCAAACTCATCAAATATATATTTAACTCTTTCTTGTGCTGCTTCATATACATTTAAATTACAATACTTCTTCAAAATAGCTCCCTCCTTGTTCTATCTTATCTATCAACAATTCTTTAAGATCTCTTTTCTTTTCATTATTTTCTAAGATCATATTAAATATTCCTAAGTCTGATGTGAAATATATATATTCAATATCATTCTCTTGTCCTATTCTTTTTATCCTACTTATAGATTGTTCTGTCTTTGAGTAGTCAAAAGAGATACTAGCAAAAGCTACCTTGTTACAAAATTGTAGATTAAGTCCATAAGCTCCTGTACCCAGTGTCATTACTAATGCTTTATTATCATTTTTAAACTTATCAAGAATAACAGCACGCTCTTTTAATATTGTAGCTCCTGTAATTAAATAACAGTTCAATTCATTAGCTATATTTTCTGCTTCTTCTACGAATGTACAAAAGACTATTATTTGACCTTGATTTTTAATATAATCTGCTATTTCTTCGTGTCTTTTTTTATCATTAAAACAAGACAACGCTAGATTTTGAAATTGTTGAATTATATTCTCTCCTTTTCCAAGAGAGTTTAGTAATGTTTGTTTTCTATCATTATAAACTTCTCTATTATCATTACTAGCAATTATCCTTATATACTGTGTTGTTTCATCCTTATCAAAGTTAAAATCACATTCATATATATATGGAGCTATTAAATGATGTAGAAACTCTATATTAACATCAGACAGTTTGTAAAATTCTCTAGGACGTTGTCCAGCTTTCTTATATGATATTTTCTTGAAGAATACATTTAGAAATTCTTGCTTACTCATATTGATTATTTTATAGCTCAAGAAATTCATCTGGTTGTAAATATCCCATTCATTTTTAGTTAGCGGTGTACCATTTAAAATTAATCTATACTCGCTTTCTTGAGCAATACTCATTAATCTTTTATAGCGTTTTGTGTCATCATTTTTGATAAATATACTTTCATCCGCTACAATAAATACTTTCTTACCTTCAATAGCGTTTAAAAGCTCTATATATGTTTTATCGCTACTTGATAAGGTTTCATATCCAGTAATGATATACTGCCTGTTAAATTGCCATTTAATAAGCTCTTGTTGTAAATTATCTTTAGTTGAGCAGGGCGTAAAGAATAATACTAAGTCGCTATCAGTGGTATTTATTAATTCTAATGCTACTCTTGTTTTTCCTGTTCCTTGCTTCATAAATAAAGCACCAACTTTTAATCTTTTGAATTTATCAAACGCCCATTGTTGAGTTTCGGTTAACATCATCTCTCTAACTCCTTAATTACTTCTACTTTTCTTTCAACCTTAACAGGCTCTGTTATTTCTAAATAACTTGTGTCATCAGATTCAGTAAGTTGTCTGAACTCTCCAGCTAAACCATCTCCGCTAAACTCTATTTCATCTAGTTTTTTTCCTCTCTTATCAGTTTTAAAAACTTTAAACACAAAATCATCTGTGTAGCTTAATGTTAGAAAATACCCGTTTCCCTTTCTCATTTCTCTTACCAGTTTTGCTGGATGCCAAAATTTATAACCCTTGTAATTAGAACGGTTTGGCAGTTTGATTAAAACTGCCGCCCCTGTGTCGTATTCTATGTTTTGTTTGTTAAATTGAATTGTTTTCCACATTTAAATTACATCCTTTTTAGTTTTATATCCTTTGTAGTAACAGTTGATATTACTTTTTGTTACGTTGATGAATCTATATTTTTCTAAGTTTAGTGTGTTTATTTTCTCTAGGATTTCATCTAGTTTGTTGTTGATTATATCCACGAAATCTAGTTTACTAGCTTTAATATTTATTAATAAATATCCTCCGTCTAAGTTGTGGTAATTATTGTCTGCAGAGTGATTAGATAATCTCACTGAGTAATTTCCAAAATTTTTATAAGCACTATCTTTCATGCTTGATAAATTCCATCCCTCTAATTTTGAGAACTCTTCTGAAAGTTCATCCATTTTTTTAGCGTATTCTCTACGTTGATTATCTGTAGCTGTAAAGCTGCGTTTTCTATAAGCGTTGTATTTTTTTCTTCCGAATCTCATTTTTATTTACCTCTCTTCTTATCTTTTACAATTATATTTTATCACGCTCGAGCGTGTATGTCAATAAGTAAATTAAAAATTTTCAACGGAAATTTTAAAAAATTTCTATCTCAATAGACACAAAAAAGACCTACCTAAATTAATAGGTAGGTAATAACAAATAAGGGAGTTAATATGAAAAGTTTGTTAAGCTTAACACTTATATTATATTATATTTCCTGGTTATAATTAAATACTTCAAAACAAGGAAATAAAAAAAAGAAGCCCAGCAATTAAGCTAGGCTTTTTAGGGAATAAGTATGAAAAATATTTATCTATTATATTTTATCACTAAATATATTTAATTACAAGAGTTAATCTCTATATCTCCATGTTCCATAGTCTGTACCTGATGCTAATTCCATACTAGCTACATATCTTCTTTCTCCACTGTGAGATACATAAGATAACCACTCATAACCGTTTGCGTAACAGTATTCAGAGTAATTAAATTCTTCGTTTTCATCATAACTTGCTACAACATTAGCATCTACTGATGGAGCTGAACGAACATTTAAATTAGGAACTTTAACAGTAAATACTCTAGCTCTATCTAGGGATTGTAGGTCAGTAGTAACTGGATTGTTCGCTGGAGTATCATTTACTGGATAATAGAACCAACCTACAATACCTTCAAAATCTCTAGTTACATATCTTGCTGGACCTCCTACATATAAACTATCCCAATTTCCATCAACATTTTGTTCAATAGTTTTCATAGTGTAACCATCAGAATCTTCAATAACAAGTCCAGTGTGTCCATAAGGATGACCAGCTGTATATGTTGTGTCCATTACAAAGACTGCTCCAGCTTTTGGTCTACTATTTACATCTCCCACTATATTATATTCAACTCTATATCCTAATGCTGCTGCACTATTAAGCAAGTCTATTGCATTTCCCCATAATGTTTTACCAAAGAAATATGAACTTAAATAATTTGGTAAGTCTACACATTGTGTTCCATATGCTCCGTCTTGGTCTACTCCAATACCTAAATTCGCAATTCTTTTTGATTCGTTTACTAAATCTGCTGTTCTAACCATTTTTAAATCCTCCTAAATTTGAATAAAATAAAAAAGACTATAATTAGTCTTGTTTTGGTTTGTCGTATGTTAAGGCTTGTTTACTGTCACTAAGCCCTTGTGTTGTTGCATCATTGACTATACCTAGCAACGATAACATAAGAAATACTGTATCAACTATTCCATTAATGTTATGGTTGAATAGTTCAGTATCAAGGTTATATCCGAATAGAGCTGCTACTTGTTTAACAAGTAATAGAATTGCAGCTATAAAAGATATAACAAAATGTTTATTTTTAAAACGTACTTTCCAGTTTATCATTGTGTTCACCTCCTTTCTAGTTTTGCGGCCATGCTTCGTTAGTAAGATAAGAGATAGAGCTTATTCGTATATCTCCTATATCTCTATCAGTTGGCACAGGATCAGTGAACTGAAATCTTAACTGGTTATAGTCTCCAACGCCTCCTAAATACCATGTTCCATAAGGGATACCTTTATCATTATATATATTTCCAATAAGCGAAGCCTCAGTTCTATAACCTGCTGGAATTCCATTATTTTGAATTATATAACAATTTCGTTCTCTGTCAGAGCCTTGTAGGACATATCCTGCGC